TGCTAGAATTGTTGCGAGAGAGCATTTGCGTAAGGCAAGAAAAGAAGCCGGAGATAAATTAAATCAATTGTATCCTGTCGTTATGACAAATTCTTTTCATGATGATCCTAGAATTGCCGATCTTGCACAATATACTGCACAAGCCGGTTGGAATATTTTAGATAGTCAAGGCTATGATATGCAACATTACAATGTATACATACAAGACTTTTGGGCGCAGGAACATTATAAACATTCACATAATGAAGAACATATACATCCATTTGGGGCCCAATTAACAGGGTTTTATCTATTGGAGTGCCCCGAAAATTGTTCTAATGTAATATTTCATGATCCAAGACCAGGTAAAAAACAAATAAATTTACCTGAAAAAAATATGATGGAATTAACTCCTGGTAGCATTGCAGTTAATTTTGCCTCAAAATCTGGCACATTCATGTTCTCGAATGCATGGTTACCTCATGCCTTTGGGCGACATGGTTCAGATAGCGCTTTTATTTTTATTCACTTTAATTTAAGTATTATACCGGTGAATCAAGTGCCCAATCAAGTTTGCCGTCCTGTTGCGGAGGTCATATGAATAAATACTATATAAGATTTAATAAAAGTAGAGGAGAACCAGGCCGAGGTTCAATGGACCACGTTTGGCGTATCTTTGAAAATGAACAAAAAGAATATCTTGTCAAACATTTTAGAATAGATGTTAAATCACATGATGAAACTACTGGCGACGGTCGAGGAAACGATGACTGGAATATCTGTTGTGAGGGGTATATTAAATTTGACAGAGAAACATCCACAGCGATAATAACAGCAAAGAAATAAATGGCAATTATACCAGCATCAAATAATCCAACAGCAATATCTTTAGGTTGCTCTGCTACAAGTGGGAGTTTCAACGAATCTATTGAGAAAGAATTAGCTCCAACAACGCCTAGTTACAATCCCAGTGGTACTGCTACAATCTCAATGAATGATCCGGCAGTCCGAACATTACTAGGTGTTCCTAGCGGGCAAATATCTTTTTATTGTGCATACGGAAAATCAAATAGAATATCTGTTACTAAGACATACTCTAGTTCAACAACTCAGACACAATTGTCAATTCCTACTATCCCCGGATATGTTGCCGGAAAAAGTGATATCACTGTAAACATAAACCCTGGGATATATATTCACTCCACACTTGAAACCGCCACCGCACTGGTTATATTTGGTGGTGCTTCCGGTGATACAGTACGCATCGTAAACAACGGCTATATTTTAGGAAAAGGAGGGGCGGGAGGATACTATAATGCACCCGTTAGTACTTTTATATCTGGTACAAATGGTGGGGGTGCATTACAGTTTGTTTTAACTAGTGGCATACCCATAACAATTAACAATATCAATGGGGTTATAGGTGGTGGTGGTGGTGGTGGCGCCGCAATAAAAAATCCAATCCTAAATGCTGGAATTGGCGGTGGTGGTGGTGCGGGCGGCGGAAGAGGAGGATATGGCTGGGGTCCTTTAGGTTATCTTTGTGGTGGTGCGGGAGGTTGTGTCACTTGTAATGTTGCTTTTCCGGGAGTTGATGGATCTGTTTATCAACCTTATCCAACTTCAGGAGGACAATATGCAGGAGTCGGTGGGGGTGGTGGGGGTTTTATTGCTCCAGGAACTAATATATACGGTACAGTACTAAATGCGGTTAGTTCTTCTATATATCAAGAAGCCGGTGGAAAAGGCGGTCCGGCGGGAGGTGCTGGTGGTGCTCAAGCATTTCAATCCGCACCGGGCAGTTTCACCCAAGGGGGGGCTGGTATGGCGGTTAACCCAGGAGGTGTTGGTTATTTATCAGTAGGTCCTCCAGGTCCTGGTTCACCAACACCTCAACAATATGCTGCCGGTGGTGGTGGTGGTTGGGGACACTATGGTGGGGGCGCAACAGGATACGGTCCGAGTGGTCCAGTTTATGGTGGTTATGCCGGTCTTGGCGCACCCGCAGTTTATCGTCCGGCGTGTAGTTCAAATCCCATTACTTGGGTATGTGGTAATACCTGTAGAGTTTACGGAACAATAGTATGATAATCACGAAAGAAATAATTTTAAATATTGGTCTTTTAAATTTAGATCATGTTCCAGGATTGCTAAAAATTAATTTTCCGGAAGATTATCAAAATGTGGTGTCTCAATTAATATCCAATGAAAATCAAATGGAAGCCAAGTGGCTGGAAGACGTAAAACCGTTAATTATTAAATCTATTGGGAATTATACATTTGGAAACTATGGTGTTTTAAATTCGGCAAATGCTTATGAAGAATATGATACTCTAGAGGCGGCTCAGGCTCAAATCGAGACAAATAAACAGTCATATATAACAACAAATATGAAGGATTTATTTTCAGTTCATAAAATCACAAAAAATTCGGATAATACTACAACATGGACTAAAATAGATATTTCAGTATTACCCACGTTACCCAATGCCACTTATACGTTTTATAATACTCTCACCGGTACGCATGATGAATTTAATACAACCAATGATACAGTAAATGCGTTACAAATTTTAGAGAATAATATTAAAAATCAATTAACCAGTATACATTACGCATTGATGCGAAAAATAATCAGTTCAGACGGTAAAGAAAGTGGTTGGTTACCGGTTTAATTATTGACAAGTAACTAAAAAAAGAGTATAATGAAAACTGAAAAGTTAATCTTCAAGCTAAACAAAGCAGAGTTTAAGCATCAAAAAAGAAAAGCTAAAAAACTGTGGCTTAAGATTTTAAGAAAATCATTTAAAAGAAAGCAAACGCAATCTGTTAGATGATTATGGTTGTATGAAGTAAATCGAAAAGTGTTTTGGACGGGGGTGCGAATCCCCCCAGGTCCACCAAAAGCATACTGTGAGTCGGCTTGCTGATAAACTTTAAGTAGAGATAGTGTGCTTTTGATGGGCCTGCATAGTTTCGACAGGGCAACAAGTAGAGGCACAGACAACTCGTCAGGAGTAGACGTTAAAAGCAAAATTCAATAACTGCAAACGAAGAGTTATACGCATTAGCCGCCTAAACGTGGCTTAGGGTTTCGCCAACTGTCCTAGTAACAGAATCAGTTGGCATTTTTTCTGATATGTTTTGTAAAATTACCAATATTAAATTGTTTATTGCAATGTAAGCAACTCATATATATTTTGTGTTTATTTAATTCAGGTTTTGTTCCAGGCCTTCTATGACCTTTTGCATGAGTATTACCCAACATAAATTTCCTAATGATTTCTTTATGTTTTTTGGTTCTTTTAGTGCCAGAATTTCCTTCACCACCATCAGTCATATTTCTTAATATGCCGGTACCTAAATCTTTCCTACCATACCAACGGATAAGACGCCTCTCCAAAGCAAAAGCACCCACTTCAGAAAGATGTTTTTCGACAATTAGTATGTTTTTGTTGTTTTTTGGTTTTTTTATTTCTTTTTTGCTTTTTTTATAGGCTCTTGTAAAAGATCCTTTTCCGATATAGTATGGTGTACCATCTGTTCGTAAATAAGCGTATACATAGAACGAATAAATATTCATGCTGGAACTCCTGTTAAGATTTTAGTTCTAGAGATAGCAGATACGGCAAATATCGTGGCTATCACTTGTATTTATAATAAAAGTATGTTATAATGGTTTTTGTTGATTTCCTTAATAATCAACTATTTTATTAACAAAAGGAGTTTTAGATGAAGAAAGTTTTAGTTGCCTTAGCGGCAGTATCAGCATTGTCTGCAATTGCAGGTGATTACGTTTCTTTGAGTGTAGAGAATGATAAAAGTCGTGTAGACCGTTCTAACGCAGTCGTAGAAACAGTTCGTGCCAATAAAGATATCGGTGCTGGTTTCAACATTGCTATTCAAGACCGTACACAAGTTGAGAACGCTGGCGGTATGTTCAACAGTGTAGAAGGTACAGTTGGTTATCAAGTAGTATCTCCATTGAATGTATACGTAGGTGCTGGACGTGACCAAGGCTTAAACGGTGGAAAAGACCAAGCATATAACTACGGTTTAGTTGGTTTCACAGCAGGTGTTCCAGTAGGTCCTACATATGCATTTGCAGGTGCTAAGACTCACGCAAATTGGGACAAAGATGCACCAAAACAAACAGTTGCATATGCTGGTGTTTCATTACCAGTTACAAAAACATTTGCAGTTGAAGTTGGTGGCTCTGCATCTTTCCAAGACATTAAAGACAAAGCATACGGTATTACAGGCCGTGTAAGTTTCTAATAGTCTAAATAGATATATGAGTTGAGGACTCTCAATAAAAGTCCAAACTTTACACACACTCAAAACACATAAAGGAGAAAACTATGAGTATGACACCCTATGAAATCCGCCTAGAATTACTTAAAATGGCGAAAGATATGTTGACCGATGATTTTCATTCAAAGCGTCAAACACTATCAGAGGCATGGCACACAGAGATTGAAGCCGCAAAGATTGCAGGCACAGCAGCCCCAGGTGTACCAGTAATGCCAAACTACCCCACAGAGAACGACATTATCGCCAAGGCCCAAGTCTTGAATGATTTTGTGTCTCAAACACCGTCCCCACACGTAGAAGTAAAAACTAAGAAACATAGTTAATTGTGGGTGAGAGGCTTCGGCCTCTTTCTTAACAAGGAGAACTAATGAAGTTTTTTAGAAAAACTATCATTTTTATTTTAGCATTGACACTTATTACAACTAATGCTAAACAACCCTCTACTTTAACAGATACAATTAAAGCAGAGTTCAACAAACAAATACTTTGTATGGCAAAAAACTTATATTATGAAGCCGCTATGGAACCTTATGAAGGTAAACTAGCAGTAGCCCAAGTGGTGATGAATCGTACACAAAACAAAAACTATCCATCGGATATATGTGGTGTAGTGTATCAAAAGACTGGTGAAACTTGCCAGTTCACATGGACATGTGAGAAATCTTATCCTGTTCGTAATGAATACGCATGGGAAGAATCAGTTCTGGTCGCACATAAAGCATTAACTGAATCGATACTACACAGAGATATTGCGAAAGCGAATGTGATGTTCTATCACGCCACATATGTTCATCCTGGTTGGACAAATATTCATCCGGTGAAGATAATAGGCAATCATGTGTTTTATGCAAAATAATAACTTGACTCATTAACTTAATTGTGATATAATTACACTATGACTACACCAACTAAATCTGAAATAAGCGACTTTTCTCTTTTGATTGAAACAATATCAACTGACAAAAGAATATCTAAAATGGAAGCAATTCTTTGGCATTGTGAACAGACAGGCCTTGAGGTCGATGTAGCATCAAAGCTACTCACCTCGGCATTGAAAGTAAAGATACGAGATGAGGCACAAGAATTAAATCTTCTTAAGAGAACTTCTAAACTACCAATATGAATGATGAGAATACAGGCTTTGCGGCTTGTTCACTTTATAATGCCATCAAACTCCATTTTACTACTGATTCTTATGACTTTTTTAAGTATAACGGAAAGTCTAATATTACCAAAGATCAATTCGCAAGACGAAAAGATAAATTTCAATTCTACAAACTTGCAAAAAAGTATTCGTATAATGAATTGATAGATTTTTTAGTTGCAAATTTCTTGGTAAGAAATGTTAAATGGGCTGGTGATTTACTTGATACTGAATCTGATGAAGTTTATCGCAAATGGCAAAAAACAAAACAATCATTGATGTACGAGTTTGAACAAGATATACTGCATTTAAAAGATTTAGTCCAAGATAGCCCATCGGAGTTATTGAAAGTAAATCGTGGCGATTACCCGAAATTGCTTTCTGAATGGATGCATGGGAATATCAAACTTGAAACAATATGTATCATGGAAAGTCTATTGAAGTTTACCACAATGTGGTCGGAAAAGATTTCTGAAACTATAATATGGCCTCAGAAAAAAAATCTTATTTTAAAATATGTCGCATTTTTAAAATTTGATAAGGATCGATGTAGAGATATTATGAAGGAACATTTATTATGATTGAAACAATTTACTTAGACATGGATGGCGTCATCTGTGATTTTCAAAAACGTTATCAAGAACTGTACAATAATCATACCGATATGGCTGAACGTAAAGGTACATTCGGTAAGAGTTTTACACATTTCATTGAGACTCGTCAGTTTGAAACACTTGAACCTATGGAAGACATGAAAGAACTCATACAGTTCTTAAATGAAGCCTATCCTCCTACTCGCATTCTATCCTCATCTGCAAGAGAAGATTCACATGAAACAATCTCTGAGCAGAAGACTATATGGTTAAAGAAACACGGTATCGAATACCCAAGACATTTTGTACCTGGTAAGTCTCTCAAGTACAAATTTGCGAATAAGGACTCAATCATTATTGATGACACTAGAAGTGTTATTGATGATTGGATTGAAGCCGGTGGAATTGCAATTTGGCATAAAAATGCCAAAGAAACAATAGAAGAGTTGCAAAAACTCTTATAAATAGACTATATTATGAAAACTGTGAAATCAAACGAAAATACAACGTATACAACGAAAGGAAATACACATGGTAGATTTTTCTAAATTAAAGAAAAGAGCGGAAGAAGGTTCAAATCTAGACCGTCTTGCAAAAGCCGCTGAAGCACTCAACACCTCATTCGATGGTGCATCAAACAAAGAACTATTTTGGAAACCAGAAGTCGATAAGGCTGGTAATGGTATGGCTGAAATACGTTTCTTACCTACACCACCGCAAGATGGTGAAGATGGTTTACAATGGGTCAAATACTGGCATCACGGCTTTCAAGGTCCTGGTGGCTGGTTAATTGATAATTGTTTAACAACTCACGGTAAGAATTGTCCTGTTTGTGAGAGTAATAGTTTGTTATGGAATTCTGGCATCGAGGCAAACAAACAAGTAGCAAGAGATAGAAAACGTAAATTAAATTATGTTTCTAACATCTATGTTGTTTCCGACCCTAAGCATCCGGAGAATGAAGGTAAAGTATTTTTATTCAAGTACGGTAAGAAAATCTATGAGAAATTGGTAGAAGCATGGAATCCCACATTCCCTGACGAAAAACCTTTTGATCCATTTGATTTGTGGAAAGGTGCAAACTTCAAATTGAAGATTCGTAAAGTTGATGGTTATCAATCTTATGATAAGTCTGAGTTTTCTACACCAGCACCATTGAGTGAAGATGATGCAAAACTTGAAAAGATTTATAACTCAGAACATTCATTACAAGTTCTTGTAGGCGAAAAAGAGTTTAAATCATATGATGACTTGAAGAAACGCCTTGACAAAGTTCTTGGATTAAGTTCTGACGTACCAAAAACAACAGTTCAAACAATTAAAGAGACTGCACCTAAGGAAAAATTCAAAGAACCTGAATTGGTTGCTGAGGATGATGACTTGGATTATTTCTCTAGATTAGCAGAGGAAGATTAATATGAGTGTCACTCTCAAAAACCTTGAGAGTGCCTTGGCAGGAGAGTCCATGGCACATATCAAGTATAGATATTTTGCAAAGATTGCTAGGGAAGAAGGTTTCGAAGAGGTTGCAAAACACTTTGAACATACTGCTGACCAAGAAATCTTACATGCATGGAGCCATTTAGAATTGTTAATCGGTAAACCTTCGACTAAAGAATGTTTACAGAAAGCAATCGATGGTGAGACATATGAGTTTACAGAAATGTATCCTCAGTTTTATTCTATTGCAGTTGCAGAAGGTAAATCTGAAGCCCAAAAAGAGATACAAGAACAAATTGCAGAATCTAAAGAACACGCTGAACAATTCAGAGAAGTTCTAAAGAAAGCTGAAAAGAAGTTTGCGGCTCTTGCTAAAGTAGAGAAAAGACACGCCGAGGCATACACTAAAGTATTGGAGGCTCTATGAAAGAACACGTATGTTTAGTATGTGGACACATACATGATGATGAGACTGAAGGTAAATGGGAAACATTACCCGATGATTTTGAATGTCCAGAGTGCGGATGTGGTAAGGAAGACTACGAACTCGTTTAAAACTCTTTCTTCTTAAGTGTCTTCTGAAGAGTTTTTGACCCACCGCAAGGTGGGTTTTTTGTTAGCAGGCTATAGCGTAATTAGATTGACATTGACGTAAAGAACTTTCTGTAGTTCTTACAAGACCTAAACCATCACCAGTTATATTTTTCATTTCTGGTTCACCGAATGTATTAGTTACAGTAGGCATTATAAGTGTTGCTCCGTGGTCATCTGCACCAATTAAATCTCTAAACATCTGTTGAGTTTTATTATATTCATCACTTAGACTTCCCTTTACTAAGTCTATTTTTTTATCAAAGAAACCTTGTACAGGCTCAATTTCACTTTTAATTTTTTCAATAAATTTACCTTTTAAATTTTCTGAAGTTGATTTTAAATCACGTAAATTTATTCCCGATTCTTTTGTAAGTATGGCCTCAGATAATCTACCGGCTAATTCAACACCTTTAACCGCATCTACGGTTTCTCCCTTTTTCATATTTGCAACTTCTTCGGCATCAAAAAATACCGGTTTCATTGCGTACCAATCATAGCGTTCTTTACCGCCCATGACTAAACCTTGGGAATACATTAAAGGTATAAGAGTTTTTGCTTGATAATCGAGAATCATTGGGGCAATTTCATTATCACTTGGTTGTTTACCAGTCGTTTGCATTGCCTCGATTGCGGCAGGACCATAGTACAAAGCATTTTCTCTTTGTTTTAAGTCATTTGCGGGATCGAAAATGAAAGTTTTAAGAGCCAACAAAGCATTGAACGCTTCACTACCGGCCTGAGCACCAGCTATTCCTCCAGGTAAAATTGCTTCAGGACCAATTGCAAGACCAGCAATACTACCACCAATTACTGCACCGGTAGTGCCTGCAACAACCTCACCAGCAATTAAAAGTCCTGTATTTTTTAGAAATTCCATCCAAATACTATCTTTAGATTTTTTCTGCTCTTCTTTTTTTTCACTTTTTATATGCTCGTAACCTGCAAAAGCGCCTGCACCGACTATTGCCCCTCCCAAAATTGCCCCGTATTTTGTCATTAGAGTTCTTGCAGTTCCAGAAGTTTGAGATTTTTGATTTGATCCCGCAACTTTTGGTAAACTTGGTGTACTTCCGCCGCTTCCTCCAAAAAGAAGTTTTGCTTCATGTTGAGCTATTATCTTTATGATCTTCATAACTAATTTTTCAACTGCACTAAATGCTTTTGATAAAATTGGCCCAATAAATTCAACAACTTTTAATGCAACATTCGAAATCGTTTCGAATATAATTTTACCAATTTCACCAATAGTTTCAACAACTCTTAGAATTCCCTTACCCATTGTTAAAAATGCCGCACCAACAAATTCCATCACACCCTTAAAAAATAAACCAATTTCTTTAAATGGTTTCATAACTTCACCGAGTATTGATTCTAATTTTTCTTTAAGTGTTTTATTTTTTTCTTTATCTTCTTTATCTTGTTTAGGTTCTTCAACCTGACGACCAGCCATTGTAATAGCTTTTAAAAGTTCCTGATGTCTTTTTTCTTCTTCTTCATTTCGCTGTTGACTGTGTTCAGCATCAAGTTCCATTCTTTTAATGGCATCATCATGTTCTTTTTGCATCAGATTAAACATTTTAGCGAGAATATCCGCAGTAGAATCGCCCACACGTAATCTAGTTGCACGACCAGCAGGTACTTTTGAATAGTGTGCGGCTTTCTCACGCTTTTGTTTTTCAATATAATAACGTATTGTACTGCCCCTTCTACCAGTTAATCTACCAGCAATTGCGGTAGTTAATGGTGAGTTAAGCATATTAATCCAGTTTAATGGATCAAACTTTTCAATTTGCCGAGTTGCATAACCCCTAACTTTTGCCCCAATAGCACCTTTAAAAGAACCAACAATACCTCGACCATTGGTAATATTTCTAATTGTTAGTTCTTTAATACTTCTACGCTTAACACGTTGAGCCGTTTCGTAATCCATTTTTTTATTCCTAATACTGTAACATGTTTAAATTTAAACCTGTCTGTTTTACTACTTGTAAAGGCAATTCTTTATCTGCTTTCCAGTTTCTTTCGTTAACAGTATCTATCCCTTGTTTGACATCTGATTTTTTATAAATGTTATATGTGTCTTGTTTGAGTATAGTTACTTTTGGATTTTTTGGCATGCCTTTAACATCTTGCATCTCTTTAACCTTTTCATCTGTTGGGGCTAAGACATAAGGTCTTTCTTCACCCCTTAACATTGCCGATGTTATTGATTTTGATTTTTTAGTTTGTGTTTTTATCTGAGGTGCTGGTTCGGAAGTAACTTCCGACGTTTTCATTCCAGATGTTTTCGATTCTTCTTTTTGCATTTTCATATTAGAATTATTTTCTAATTGCAAATGATAATGACCTTCAGGATTTACTGTATTTGAACCTGTAGGTTTTTCATAAATAATTTTTGCTTTAATACCAGCATCATCCAATTCTTTCTGAATTTTTTCGGCTTCTTTTGATGACATATTTTTTAATTTAAAGTCTGCCGCAATACCTTTAGTATGAACATCATCACCAGATGGATGTTTATGTTGATGATACGCATCGTTTAAAGCAGTAATAATTATATCCGGGTGCAATTCTTGCACCTTTTCCATTGTTGTTACTAAATCTTCAGAAACTTCACCACCAGCAACAGCTTCTTGGCTTTTAAGTGAATAAAGAAGTTTTCTAATATCTGTAGTATATTTTGGGCTATGTGGTATAATATTGGCAATTTTATCTCGAATATCATCAAGTGTTCTGGGTATTTTAAAATCTCCTATCTCATCTTTTAGTTTTTCAAATACTTTATCCATACCAAGCAAACCTAAACCAGTTAATCCGGCAAGTCCTACAAATTTAAGCCATGACAAATCATGTTTTAATTTCATTTTTGGTTTTTCTTTTTTATGCCCAAAAGCGGCAAGCAATTTTTCATTACGAATTGTTTTTTTCTCATCTTCAAGTTTCATTAGTTTATCTTGGTCAAGTTGCCTTTTTCTTTTACCTGCATAATTTTCATTCATCATATTCAACATTTTGGCAAGAATGTCGGCTTCAGAATCACCTTTCTTTAATCTTAAATGAGTATTAGGTGCAACTTTAGATATACTAGGATCTTTTCTTTTATCGTATTTTTCTTTTTCTTCAGGTTCTTCTTCCATTTTGTCATCAGTTTTACCTTTTAACTTAGACATACCTGTCATTGCTTTAGCAACCCGTTGAGGTTCAAACTTATCTTGAAGATTTTCAGTATATTCATTCATAACATCAGACTCACGTGCGCCTTGTTGTACACGAATACCACGTAAGATATCCGCATTGCGTTGCACTTCTTCTAAAGTCATATTTGCCTGCTCTTTAGCGGCTTCTTTAACTTTTTGTATCTGTGCTGTAGTAAGATTGACCCCACCACCTTCGAGAATAACTCCTAATTTACCCTCAGAAAGTAGTTGATTGAATAACTCGTTTTGCATTTATTATTTCTTCATCCTTTGTTTTGCTTTCTCGTTTTCTTCTTCAATATATTGCATTAACAAAGTGACATAGATATCTCTCTCCCAAGGTATCATTGTTTCAAGTTCGGCTAAACTATATTTGTGGTGTTGCATGAGAGAGAAGTTTGTCATATAGTAGTTCTTCAAACTATCATAGCCGAACATTATCCGAAAAAATTCTCAAGTCCCTCCACATCCATAGAATGGTCAAAATTACATTTAGAACATTTCATATCAACATGTTTTTTAATTTTTGGTAAATTTTCAAAAAATGATTCTAGTTTACTGAATTGTTCTTGATTTAAAGATTCAACGAAATCGGTAAGTTCTTCTTTTGTGCTATCTACCGCATAATAATATTGTTGCCCATCAAAAATGTATTCAATAGATTCAATCATAATATCAAAAGCAACTTCAACGGCAGAATCTTTTTCGGCAAGTTTAGATATAATTGAGAACTTTGGGTACGCTAACTTAACCGACAATTTGTCATCAAGTTTAATTACATTAGGCTGTTCTGGTATCTCAACTTCAATTTCAAGCAAATTCAATTTGATTTGCATTTTATTACCGCATTGATTTTCACCTATTAGATTTGTACAAATATATTTGTTCTCTACAATTTCACCAACTGACCTAGCACGTAGATTAATAAAGTAATATTCAATATCAGTTACCGGTAAATCATCAATATTAATATCTGTAGACAATGTACAGTTTGTTAAAACTTGTTTTACATTTCTCTCAAGTGTATCTTTATCATCAGACTCAAGAGCCATCATCAAATTGCGTTGCTCTTTTACTAAAAAAGGTCTAAAGATAACTTGTTTTTTACTTAATGGTAAATCCAACGTGTACGTTGGTGTATCAATTTTAGGCAATGCCATAATAATCTCCAATCAAAATGTTAATAATTCTTGTTTTACTGTTTGTCCTAATGACTTTAAACTCAATGGGTTAATGTTATTGTTCAACCAATATGTGTATGTAAACACAACAGTAACTCTATGAATATCTTCAGAATTCCAAGCAAGATCCATTTGATTCACTGTTACCGGATATGCATCAATTAATTTGGTTTGATATGTTTTATTACCGGACAAGTCATATTGCGTGATCAATAAATCTACTGCATAAGTTGATTTATAATTAAAATTAAAATTGGTTGAAGGATTCACATAATCCAACCACCCGTCAAAGAAAACTCTTTCACTCATATCCGCACTAACAATGAAATCTAATGTGACATCGGTATATGTTGAATGGTACGGAAACTTTTCAATAGGGGCTGATCCAATTTTCTTGTTAGTTAATTCAATATTTCTACCAGGTAATGTGGCAGTATCGCAACGAAATTTTAAGTTTCTACCGGTACTAGCGTAATTTGATAGTGCAATTGGTACAGGTATCGTTACATCATACATATACTTTCTGGCAGTATCCTGCCCAAAAGTACTAATAAAACTACTAATTGATGACGGCATCTATGAATTCCTTATCTCGTTTATTGAATCTTCCCAAACCTCTTTTGCTTTGGCACCCTTAAACATTTGAATCGGTAATGACAAAGCGGTATCCCATTCGTTTGGTTGAACTGCTAAGATTCTTGATTGCATATGATCATACAAATAACGCTTTAAACAGGGTTTAAACTCTCTCAGATTGCGTGTTTCTTTGAGTATGTCATAAGTGATGTGTAATCTTGCAACCTCTTCTTGCTTGTTCCTGATAGCTCCATACGGCATTAGCTTTGACATAAATGCCACTCGCCATTTAAATGGTAAGTAATGTAAATTTAGCGCCAAAAAACCGTCATTATACTTTTCAAGTATTAATGTAATAGGGAATCTATCATAGTACGGCAACTCTTCTTTTAGTTTTGGGTCATAGTAGAAAAAATACATTGCACCTGTCTGAACACTCTTAACATTACGGACATCTTCTTTCTTAATTGCAGATGGTATTAATGTAGGATTTCTTAACTCGGTAATCTTTTGACCGAGCCACTTCAAAGAATCCTTGGTCATTACACCATGACCGAGCTTTTCTCTTTGCTGTGATAGTATTGTTAGTTTTGATGCCATCTATTATTTAGACAGGCCTAAGTCATCTTCGGTAAATACTTTAAACTCCCAACCTCTGTCTAAAGCATACTCAGTAGCCGCCTTCCATTTATTTTGATTGACGGCATAATTATATACTTCATTGATATAGCCTTTAGTTTTTCTTGTTTGAACTTTAGGTTCAACAGTTTGTATCTTTGGTTTAATCTCTATTAAATAAGACTTGATAGTACCATCTTTTGATTTTATTTGGGCATAGAAGTCAACAAAGTAACGCCTAGGTCTGCCATCAGCAGGATCCCTATAAGGTATTACAATTTCTTCGCTGGCCCATGATATGACAACCTCAGTTTCATCAAGCCATTTCATATATCGGTATTCCCAAGTTGAACGCCATTGTATATTTTTATGATCTCCACGATATTTTTGTGGATTTCTAGGTATAAATTTTCCGCTATAAGCCATATTATTGCCAATTGTTAAATGTCTCGTTATTTATGATATAAATACTCATTACAACTTAAATCCTAGGCACATGTCATTTATCACAAATCCATCAGTTAACGGAATTCAGCTACCATTTAACCAATTGGCGGGTCCTTTATCTAAACTCTTCAATACTGAAAAATCCGGTAATTATGTTTATCCGGCAGATTTGACATCAAATCCTGCGTTAAGTCATGCTATTCAATTCTCTATATATGATTGGGATACACCATTTCAACAAGCATATAATAATGCAGGTGCAAATGCCGCACAAATTGCAATAAATGCATATGAAAAATCGGTAACATCTTATAATCAAGCCAAGGGCGCATATTTAAGTGGAAGTGGGGCTACTCCTTTTAATTTGAAAAACCTTCAAGATGCGGCAGACTCAACCGAACAGGCTCTTGTGCAAGCTGGTCCCAAATTACTTAGCTTATTTGAGTCTATCTATAGTGCAACAACATATAAGCCAAGACAAAAAACAAATCCGCTTTCGAGAATTTCTTTATATTTGCCAGATACCCTTCATGCTAGCTGGGATTCATCTTACAACAGCGTGAGTATGACTCAACAACTTGGCACATTAGGATTTTTAGAAAGTGCTTCAGACACAATTAAAAATGCAATCAAGGGGGGTTCTAAAAACTTTAGTGCGGCCAATTTATTAAATGACCCTAGTGCAAAAGATGCGGTTACTACATTATTAGGTTCATTAGGCGGAAAATTAGGGGGTGTGGGTGCTCCGACAAAAGAAACATTACAAAATGCACTTGGTCAATTCGTGAACCCTCAAATGCAGTTGATATATCAAGGAAAAGATTTTAGAAATTTCACAATGTCGTTTATTTTTACACCAAAAACTTCAGCGGAAGCTCAAACAGTACAAAATATTATTGATTCTTTTGTATTTTATTCTTCTCCTGGCATCGTAAATACTGGTTCAAATTTACCCGGCAGGTATCTTACCCCACCGCAATTAATCTCAGTAAAAATGGCATTCACAGGGTCAAATGGACTTACTGGTGCTGTTATGAATCAATTGCAGGGAGCATTAAACAATGCCGGTTTAGGATTTTTAAATACTTCTCACAGTATTACAGATACAATTACTTCAGGCCAGCCGGCTAAAATTTTTACAATTAAAGAGTGTGTAATCACTAATGTTTCGGTTGATTATGCGCCTAATGGATGGGCGGCGTTTAGTGATGGATATCCAGTTCAAACAACAATGACATTGAGTTTAATGGAAACATCAATCTTCACTAAAGAAGATGTTCAAAATTCATCATTACAAAAATCATATTCTCAATATCAAGGACAGCAAAAACAGTATAACGATTTATCTGAATTGGCATCCAAGTATGCAGATGGATCAATGTGATAGGAAGCTAATAAATGCAATACTTTAATACATTACCAACCGCAGTAACACTAGATCAAAACGGTAACATTGTAACCGGTATTGATTTGACTGCAAGAGCTTCATTGATACCGCAACTATCCCTACAGCCAATGTTGTTCTATCAATACACAATACAAGAACAAGATTTACCAGAAAATATTGCTTACAAATATTATGGAGATCAATACAAATATTGGATGATATTTTATGCAAATAATATTATGGACCCAAAAGGTGATTGGCCTCTTAATAATATAGATTTTAATGTGTATTTGAATGACAAATATTCAGCACTTGCTACAGCAAACAATCAAAGTGTGAATGCGTATTGTCAATCAACAGTCTATGGATATCAAAAAATAATCACTACATATGATAGTGTTTCGGGTTCAACTTCAGTCAAAACTGTGTATATTGATGAAGCTACGTATGCGAATACACCTAATGAAACGGCAACAGCAACATTTCCAACAGGCACGATAACGTACCAACAATCCACAAACGTTTTATCCATTTTAGATTACGAGAATGCAACAAACGAATCTAAGAGAAACATTAACATTATTAATACCAATTATGCAAAAGATATTGAGAATCAATTCATATCTCTGATGAACCCATAAAATGACAACTTCCCTGAATTCGTCAGTTAAACAAGTATCGGATTACGAATTAGTTTATATAAATTTGTTAACTGCATCTTTACAAAATCCAATTCCGTTAAAAGAAAATTTAAAGGAATTGAACTATTATGAAGATATCTATAGTAGTACAATCTATGGTGAAATTGTTATCTATGATGCAACAAATATGATCTCGAATTTGCGTTTAAATGGTACTGAGTTCATTGAATTTAAATTGATGAAGACTAGAAATGATAAAGATGCTATTGAACGAACGTTTAGAATTTATAAAATAGGTGATAGAAATTTAGACTCGGCTAAAAATCAGGAAGCATTTATCATATATTTTTGTTCGGAAGAGTTGTTACTCTCAGAAAAATATAGAATATCAAAGTCATACAAGAGTTATCAAATAAGTGATATCGTGAATGATATATTTACCAGTTATTTGAAATTAACTCCAAAAACAATATCGTTAACTAGGAACACCAAGCCACAGACAAAAACATACTATATTGATCCGACGATTGGGGTATATGATTTTATATTACCAAACAAAAAGATATTTGAAACAATACATTGGTTGTCAATGTATTCAAGACCGGCAACTATGAATCCTGGAGCAGATTTTCTATTTTTTGAAAATTCTAATGGTTTTAATTTTGTTTCTTTGCAAACTTTATTTGCACAAGGAGCATTTAAATCATTCTTTTATAATCCACAAAACATTTCAATAGAAATATCGGATCAAGCAGTTAATGTCAATCATATGGAAGTGGTAAAATTCTTTGATGTACTTGAAGGAACTTCACAGGGTACTTTTAATAATCGTTTAATTACAATTGATCCTCTGACACGCAATTTATTGATAACCGATTTTCGTTATGATGAGTATTTTGCACTAGCTCAAACTTTAAATAAAGCTCCAATAACTACAGGATTACCAAATCGTTGGGGTGATACACTGTATCAGAGTCCTTCAGATATAAGATTAGAAGTTGGTGCATTAAGAATAGCGGCAGGTAATAATGATGAAAAACAAATCTTTACTGATCCGCTAAAAAACGCAACAGTGGCTCATGATATTCATATTGAACAGTATATACCCAATAGAGTTGCACAGTTGGGGTTAACTAATTATATGAAGATTAAGATAATTATCCCAGGTGATAGTCAAATTTATGTGGGTATGATTTTAAATTTTAATACCTTTGATCTAACACCGACTCAGTTGACTACACAAGGACAATATGCAAGAACTTCCGATATATTTTATTCCGGTAATTATCTCGTAACTGCTGTGCGGCATATAGTTAATAATCTAGAATATAAGACAATTATTGAAATGGTGAAGGAAAGTTTTGGTTCTGACAGTGGTGCATACTTACCGGCACCACCAAATCCTTTATCTCCAGGGTTTCAAAATGCAGTGGATGGGGTGCAAAATGTCAAATCGTAATAATTTTTTTGGATATAATGGTTTTGTGTGGTGGACTGGTAGGATAGTAAACAATTCAGATCCTTTATGCGTTGGTAGATGTCAAGTCAGAATTTTTGGTTGGCATTCACCCGATGTTCAAATGGTTCCAGATTCAGATTTACCTTGGGCTTATCCATTACTGCCCATAAATAATTCAAGTTCTTTTGAAACACCTGATGTAAATGAATGGGTAGTTGGCTTCTTTATGGATGGTGAATCAGGACAATTTCCAATAATGATGGGTGTATTGCCCAAAGCAGATACAGGAGACACTACATTATGACAGATTCTACAGTACAAGGTACAACAGATGCAAAACCAGTTAGTACACTTCAGCAAGCTAGAAGATTTTATCAGGCTCAGCCATTATCAACACTTGATGCGGCAAATGCAGGTACACAACAAGTAGTTGCCCAAGTACAATCGGACGTACAAACAATACTTAATGATTTGGGTGTGGAAGGTAATCCAACACCAACTACAACAACAAATCCTTCTGTGACTGCGGCCGTTGTAAATACAAATGCAAATATTACTCAGACTACAAATGCTTCTGGCACAACACCAACAACGGCAACAGGTATTACGGCCGGCTCACCTATTGCAAATGCTAATGCCAATACGGTGCATGTCTGCGATATTTGTGGCCCAATCGGTGTCGGTGTAGCGCAAGCAAGAATGGCAATTATGCAAGCATTAAAATCTGCTAGAGATCAAATTCTTCAAGCATTGGGCCTAAGTGATGCTGAAGCACAAGCAAAAGCAGTTAAAAATGCCATACAAATGGCGCAAAAAACAATTAAAGCAATCAAAACATTCATTGAAACAATTCAAAATTATTTACAAGAGCTTGAAAAACTTATACAAGCACTAGAACAGGGTCTAGAAGCGATGATTAAAGCAGGTTTGGATAATCTTATAAAACAATTTCAGAAATGTCTTTCTGATGCAAAATCATCTTATGCCGCTGGATTGGCACAACAACAATCTGCGAGTTCAAGTACAACCACAACACCAACTGCAAAAGCATAGGAATATATAATGGCGACACCCGATAGCTCATGGAGCGAACCGTTTTCTTCAGCAAAACCAGAATATCCATACAACAATGTAAAGCAAACTAGGGGAGGTCATCTATTTGAAATGGATGATACCCCGAATTATCAAAGAGTTCGGCTACAGCATGGAACTGCAAATAATTTTATTGAATGGCAAGCAGACGGCACGGGAATTACTAAAATTTTTGGTAATGGTTATAATATTACAATGGCAAATAACAATGTGTATATTGGTGGTCAATGTAATATTACAGTTGTAGGTCCTTCAGTTTTGCATGTTCAAGGTGATTCATATATACAAGTTGACGGAAATGTTTACCAAAATGTTGGCGGCGACTGCATAACCAACACAGCCGGCAATGCAGAGATTATTGCAAATGGTGACGTAGATCTTACCGCTTCAGGAACCATGACACTAACAGCAGATGCTGTAAATATTAATTCAGATTTGACTGTAAACGGTAGCGTTTCTACTTTAGGATCTATGTTCTCTACTGGTAGTGTCACGACTCTTGGTGCTGTTGCCGCTGGCGCTCAAGCATTAAATCCTACTCTTGTTGCAGGTAATGTATATGATAATTTTGCGTCCTTGAGTGAATTACGAACAGTTTACAATACTCATACGCATGAAGTTATATCTTTAGGTGCTCCAACAGCACTACCAATACCATTAGATCCAGCTACACCAGGCACATAAATAGAAAATGGCAAGCACAATTATATACTCAGACCTAGATTTACGGTTCCTTCCCAATCCGGTGACGGGTGACGTATCTATGAGTTATAATGAACAGGCCGTTATTCGTTCAATTCAAAATCTTTTATATACTAAACCATATGAAAGATTATTTGACCCTACGGTTGGTAGTGGTTTACCTGGACTATTGTTTGAGCCGCTTTCACCTTTAACCGCTAGTAGCATTGAAGATGAGATTACAAGGCTCATCAATAATTATGAACCAAGAGCAACAATTTATCAATTAAATGTATCTGCAAATGCAGGTTCTGATAGTTTTTCAGTCAGTCTTTATGTTTTTATTGGTAATAATACCACACCGACTGCTATCAATCTAATACTTCAAAGGAATAGATAAAATGGCAGGAGCCAATTCTAACATTCAATTATCTGCACTTGATTTCAATTCAGTCAAACAGAATTTTATAACATATCTTCAAAGTCAATCTCAGTTTACTGATTATAATTTTGAAGGTTCTGCTATTGATACATTACTTGATGTATTTGCTTACAATACTCAATATAATGCATTCTATTTAAACATGGTAGCTAATGAATTGTTTTTGGATTCTGCTGTTCAAAGACGTTCTGTTGTTTCACACGCAAAACTACTTGACTATACACCACATTCGGCTTTATGTCCCGTCGCATTCATAAACATTACATTTACTGGAGTTACTGAACCAACAGTTATATTACCTGCATTTTCAACGTTTTTGTGCAACCAATTAAATGGTGTTTCTTACGTTTTTACAAATATTGAACCCTATACAGTATCGACGAACTTGATTACTAATACGGCCGTATTTCCAAATGTTCAAATTTATCAAGGTGTTCCTGTTTCATATTCATTTGTAGTAAATTCTTCAACAAATCCAACATATACATTTGAGTTACCTGATAGTACAATTGATACAACGACAATAGCAGTCGTAGTTCAAACGTCTTCCTCAAATTCAGCGGTACAGGTTTACAATCCGGCCGCAAATAGTTTATACTTAGACGGTACATCTGCGGTATATTTTATCAATGAATCATTAAACGGCAATTATAATATTTCATTCGGTGATGGTATTTTAGGAAAAAAATTAGTTGATGGTAATATCATAATTATTTCATATCTTTCTACTGAAGGTACTTCAGCGGCTGGTGCAAATAGTTTTTCATTAATGTCAACTGTTAACGGTTATAATAGTATTGTGAGTGGTTTTTTACCGGCAACTAAAGGTTCAAACAAAGAAACTATATCATCAATTAAGTTTCAAGCACCTAAGTCGTATGCCGCTCAAGGTCGTGCAGTCACTAAAGATGATTATATTACTGCAATTAAACAAAACACACTGTTTGGTTTTGATGCGGTTAATGTTTGGGGTGGACAAGAAAATAATCCGCCAGTTTACGGGCAAGTATTTGTTTGTCTAAAGCCATCTGGTGCATACACGTTAACACAAACTCAGAAAAAAGTTATTATTGATAAAATTTTAAGTCCGATTTCAATGATGACTGTAGTGCCTGTGATTGTCGATCCGGATTATAATTTTATTAAAATTACCGCAAACGTTCTTTATAATTCAACTCAGACTACATTTACGTCCGCACAACTCGCCACCTCTGTTTTAACAAGTGTTACAAATTTTGCAAATACTACATTAAATACATTCAATTCAACATTCTCCGGTTCACAATTAACAATTTCAATTCAAAATACAAATCAATCTATTATTGCAAATGAACTTGCAATTCAATTACAGAAGAAATTTTATCCGAGTTTGACAGTCGCACAAACCTATGTGTTTAATTTTGGTGTTCCTCTTTCAAGAGGTGTTCTATTAAGTGGAATTACAACTTATCCGGCAATAAAATACACAGATCCCTCAAACCCGTTGAATATTATTGATGGTGTTTACATTGATGAATTACCAGAAACAACTTCCGGTATTCAAAAAATTTCAGTTATTAATCCGGGTTATTCATACACACTAACACCATCAGTCACTATTTACGGTGATGGAACTGGTGCGACTGCTGAAGCAATTATTATTAATGGTTCATTATCTGCGATAAACGTATTGACTCCTGGTTCAGGTTATACGGCCGCTTTAGTCGTAATCACTCCTGCACCCAATGACACTACAGGTATGAACGGTGCGGGTGTTGCGACATTAGAAGGACAATTTGGTACACTAAGATTGTATTATTACAATCAAAATAACGTTAAGACTATTTTAAATTCAAATGCAGGCACAATTGATTACACAAATGGTATCGTTACCCTGAATTCTTTTAACCCTTACGATGTAGATAATCCTCTAGCACAATTAACAATTTCTGTTAACCCAGCGACAACAATTTTTTCATCATCATACAATAGAATTATTACAGTTGATCCCAATGATCCTAGTGCAATCACTATCAATGTTACAGCAAGATAATGATACAAAGTAATCAAAAAACTTCCTTATTCATACCATCACAATTACCCGAATATCTATTAGATACAACGGTATATGGTAATAATTTCGTATCATTTTTACAGGCGTATTATGAATGGATGGAGCTTGCAAACACTGCAAATGCTCAAACAGCAACCGCCGATACGAATGGTTATCAAGGACCTTTATATGCTTCTAAAAGTCTTTGGGATTATTCAGATATTGATAATACACTTGAAGGATTTCAAGAATATTTTATAAATGATTTTTTACAATATTTTCCAGCAGAATCGCTGATATCACCAGTTACTGCTGTTAAAATTGCAAGACAACTATATCATGCTAAAGGTACGCCAGCATCATATCAGTTTCTGTTTAGAATTCTTTTTGATTCGGATTTTGATTACTTCTATACAAAAGATGCAGTTCTTGCCACATCGGCGGGCACTTGGTATGTACCAAAAAGTATCAAATTGGCGTCAACAGATAAGAACTTTTTAATTTGCGCCAACTATAGAGCATTCGGTTTAACTTCAAAATCATTTGCCACAATCGAAAATGTTATTCTTGCTGAAAATAGAATTGAAGTTTTTATTTCCGATATTGAGCGACTGTTTCAATCTGGTGAGCAGATTACAATTGTAGATTCCTTTAATCAACCAGTATATTTTTTAAATGGTAAAATTGTTCCTGCAGGAACTTCTGGTTCTGAAACATTGGTTGCAACTATCATTGGTCAAATTAGTCAGATCAATATTAATCCAACAGCAAGAGGACTCGCATATAATGTAGCAGATCCTGTTATTGTATATAATGGATTAAATTTAAACATTGCAAATCCAATTGGTGCAGTTGCAGAAGTTGGTTCAATAACAACAGGATCAATTCAAGATATCAATGTTATTAATGGTGGTTATGGTTATACGACATTCCCCACTGAAGGTGCTCAATTATTACCTGGAAATGGTTTTTCAGTAATTGAATTTACTACAGAAACAAATGGTGCTAACGCAACAATATTTTCAGTAACATCAAACAATACAGTTAATGTTACAATACCAATTGATTCTATCGCATTTTCAAATGGATTTCAAATTGGTAATGGAACTCATTATAGTTTCTTTCAAGCAAACACCGGTGCAACTGCAAATGCCACATTAGCAAACACATTTCAATTTACCACTTTCGCCACAAACCCCATCGGTTCAGTTTTATTGAATAATGGTGGTGGTAATATCAGTGTAGTACCTAAAGCAATAGCATTGTCGGAATATATTTCAAATGATTCAACGAATAATGTAATTGGTAATTTAGCTTCTCTTGGTATTCTTGCACCCATTCAAATTGCAAACCCAGGAACAGGATATACAAATAATGATACTGTAATATTCACAGGTGGTTATGGTTATGGTGCAAATGCCTCAATTTCAGTTGATGCACACGGAAACGTAGAGAGTGTTATATACAACACTGTAAATGTAAATTCTCATATAAGTGTGCAACCAGGTGGTCTAGGATATGTTTCTGGTGTATTACCAAAACTAACAATTAACACCTCGACAGGTTCCAATGCAAACATTTATGTTCCTGGTATTTTAGGTACTGGGGCAACATTTTCACTAACCTTAAATAGAATTGGTGCAGTTACTACAATCAATGTGATTGATGGGGGTGTAGATTATATTGCAACACCGAATGTTTCATTAGTAGTTCAAGATATTGCAGTTTCTAATTTAAGCTCATTAAGTTTACCTCAAATTGGGCAAACGGTCTATCAAGGGGCTAATATAAATGTTGCCCCCTATATTGCTACAGTAAATTCAATTACAATGCTCCAACATAATATTGTTGATACAAGTTCAGTTTATAATTTGCGTGTTTTCAATTATAATTCGCAACCAAATACAAATTTACCTCTATTAATTACCAATTCACCTATTAGTATGACAATGGTTAACACAGCATTTGGTGGAACTACATATGTTCCCTCTGTGTATAATCAATCTGGCGTAAGAAACTATGGTGATGGTACTGCTGAAGCAACAACAAAATATTTAAACGGTCTTGTGATTGGACAAGGTCAATATATAGACTCATCAGGACAATTAAGTTCGTATGATGTATTGCAAAGTAAGAATTATAACAACTTCACATATCAACTTACAGTTGAAAAAGCAATTTCAGACTATAAAGAAACGCTGTTAAATTTATTACACCCGGCTGGTGTTAATTTGATTGGTAGATATGCATTAAAATCCAATACAAATGTTACTTATTCAACCGAAAATGTGATGAATCCTCAAGAATATTTGGATAAAATTATTGGAGCAAATAACTCCAATGCGACAATGAATGTGCCAGACGATCAATATGTTGTAAGTTCAAATACTTATTATCCAGGTTTTAACTATGAAGTTGGTGATGTACTAACAATTTCCAACGACATCAACAGTTCATGTTATTATCCCGCTAAAATTACTGTTCTAGCAGTAACCCCATTTTCGGTGGGTACTGCACCATTTAAAATTTCCAGCTATGCATTAAGTAATGTTGGTCATTATGTAACGTTTCCGACAAATCCCGTATCAGTTACCGGTGGACATGGACAGAGCGCACAATTTTGGTTGTATCCGGATTACATTTACTCATCAAGCAATACATTATCAATTTCAAATTTACCATCGGCGAATTATATAAGTTTTGGAAATTCATTTTCATTGATAACCTCTAACGGGTTTCAAATGTCATCCGAAATTGCCGATGTTGATTTTTCATCAGGCACGATATATATGCAGGACAGCGTTTGGGTGAGATACTCAAACGTCGCTTACGCCATTGGTTCTAACACATCAAATGTGATAAATATAGCTAATGTTTATACTAGTGTGTATAATTTATACAATAATGGGGTTTATTCAAACCCAAAATACCCACTTATAGATATCATTCAAACTGGTGACCATATTAGTCAAAACGGATACCATATTGGTATGGTTAATTACTTAGATTGGGCCAATAATCAAGTATATTTGTATAGCAATTCACAAATTTCGTTTAGTTCAAATGTTGCAGTCAAGAAAGTTCCGTCAGCACAAGCAAATAAAATTCTATTCTCAGGAACAAATCAAATTCAGTATACACCTTACATTATAGATGAAGCCGGAGAAGAAATCATAACAGAAGATGGTAATAATATCATATTAGGATAATAAATGTCAACAGTAAAAATTTCAGCATTACCAAAAATATCAACATTTGCAGGAGCAAATACTGGGAATATACTTTTTCTCGGCGTGGATTTATCTGACAATGTAACCGGTCAAATAAATGGAACAGCACTCGCCAACAATCTTTATTTGAATAACAATTTAGTTGTTGGTAATAATACTATCGTATTACCTAATACCATTGCACAGTTTTCTGGTAATGTTAATAGCTACATGCAGATTAACTCTCAAAACTTTAATTCTTATGGCACCACAGACATAATTTTAACCGCAGATGACGGTACAGATACTTTAGGTTTTGTTGATTTTGGTATCAATAATTCTCAATGGAATCCTGCTACAAATCAACAAACATCACAGTATGCACATGATGCATATTTGATTGTTCAGGGAGTTAATGCGACTGCAACAGGAAATCTTGTAATAGGTACTGCAAATCCTGGCGCAAACGTTGTGTTTGCGGTTGGTGGTTATCAGTCAAACAATATTGTTGCGGTTGTAGCCGCTAACGGTATTGTAATGAACACTAATACGTTTATTACTTTTTCTGATGGTACGGTACTCTCAAGTGCAAAGTCTAGTGCGTACACAAATGCCGCATATGCTCAAGCAAATACCGCTGTCGCAGGATTTGTTGCAGTTGCAACTTTTTTAAACTCAACTGCAAATACGGCTAATAGTGCCGCAAGTTTCGCTAATGGTGCCTTCACAGCCGCAAATAATGCCACCACATTACAATCAGGTATCAATACAACTCAAAATACTAATATAAATGCCGCTTTTGCACAAGCAAACTTAGCTAATTCTATTGCAAATACAGCAGTTCAGAATACTGCATCAATCACATTAACTAATTTAACTTTAGCCGGAAATTTAATACCAGCATCTTCAAACTTGTACAGTTTAGGTTCTCCCACATTGAAATGGGGCAACCTATATTTAGGACCCAATACAATCTTTTTAACCGATACTGTTACGGGTAATGTAGCCAACTTAGTGTTACAAAACGGGTTTTTGAATATCAATGGTGCTACAGCATTGGGTGCTGGTAATACAACAATTTATGCGAACGGTACAATTGTGTCACCTAACGTAATTGTTACAGGTTCTGAGACCGCAAATACTGTTGTTGCAAACTCATTCATCTATAACTCACTAACTACAACGACTGCTGTTCAAACAGGTAGCAGAACAACTTTAGTATACGCAAGCGGAACTTCCGGTGTGATTGTAGCCTATAATGCAAGTACATTCCAACATGGCACTTCATATGTCTTTACAGTTAATAATAGCTCAATTTTACATGCCTCAGATATAGTTATCATATCTGTTCAAAGTACAAATTGTCCAGTACTTCAAGCTACAACGGCAAATACGAGAGTAGGAAGTTTTGACATTCTTGTAACAAATGGTTCTAATGCCGGTAACGATGCGGCATACACAATGAATTTGAATTTTGGTATCATCAGGGTCGGATCTTAAACATAAATAGAATATGGCAAATCAATCTTTACTCACATACAACGCAGGGATTGCATCAGTAACACAGGATTATTATAGTCCTGTTGCGGTTCTTCCTCCCACAAAGCAAATATTATTTCAGACAACTTATTGTTTTTTAGCTAGTGTCGACCCATGGCCGGACAATGCAAATCCACCAGTACCGCAACAAGATCAGCAATCAATTAAACAAGTTTTTAAGAATATATTTGCAGTTAAGCGAATAACTTCGGGTGATATTTGTCCGGTAGTTCGTCGTGTTGATTGGTCTGCCAATACGGTATATAACTACTATCAAGATACGGTGGATATGTTTGCAAAAGATTCAAATGGATTTTTTCTGCAAAATTTTTATGTTAGAAATCAATATGATCAAGTTTTTAAGTGTTTAAGTAATGGAGCAATAGGAACAGCGACAACTGCTCAACCATATTTTCAACCAGGACAATACAATACATTCAATGTTTACGAGGGTGTTGATGGTTATAAATGGAAATACTTGTACACGATTGACAAAGGGTTAAAAACAACCTTTATGGATAAAAATTGGATGCCTGTACCGCTAGGATATAATGTACCAAATCCATTACCTACACAAAACTCTTATGGTTCTGGTGGTATTGATGCCCTTGTTATCACTAATCCAGGCTTTAACTATAATCCAGGATCAATACCAGTTATTGTAAAAATAAATGGTGATGGTGTCGGTGCAACAGCGACTGTAAATGCATCGCAAGTTGATAATGTGGGTAGAATTACAGATATCACAATTACTAATCCGGGTTCAAATTATACCTATGCAACGGTTTCGATTACATCAGCTCAGGGAACATCCGCAGGTGCAATAGCACCGGTTTCTCCTGTTGGTGGACATGGTTTTGATCCTGTTGCAGATTTGGGGTGTAGCAATGTCATGTACTCAATTCAATTTAATTCTGATGAAAATGGACTTATACCGACTACAATTGCTTATCATCAGATTGGACTTTTAGTTAATCCGACAGCTCAAACTGTGGCGCCTAATCCGGCCAATTCTGATATATATAACACAACAACATCAATTATTGTTGCGCCAGGGCCCGGTAGCTTTGTAACAGACGAAACCATACAGCAAGTAGATACAAATGGAAATGTCTTATTTTCGGCTAAAGTTGTTTACTTTAATATTGAAAACAACACTATTAGTGTAATAAATACAGTAGGAGAATACGTTTTAAATCAACTCTTGGCTGGGCTAACTTCAAGAGCAACCAGAGTTTTGTTAGCAATTTCGCCCCCAAATTTTGTAACATTTTCGGGCTATTTAACGTATATAGAAAACAGAAGTGCAGTACAACGTAGTGCTGATGGTATAGAACAATTTAAATTTGTACTTGGGTACTAAAGGAAAAAAATGCTGAATTTTAATGTTTCACCTTACTATGATGATTTTGATCCTTCTAAGAATTATCACCGAATTTTATTTAAACCTGGTTATGCCGTTCAAGCCAGAGAAGTAACACAAGCACAAACTATCCTACAAAATCAAATTTCTGATTTTGCTTCTGCTATCTACTCACAAAATACACCAGTTTCCGGTGGACAAGTTACAACAAATTTAAATTGTTTCTATATCAAGTTGAACCCAACATATGGTACAACTAATATTAAAGCATCCGCATTCTTAAATCAAGTTATTGTTGGGTCAGTAAATTCCGATCAAATTCAAGCAAGAGTTATTGCAACATCAGAAGCTACTGGTACAAGTGGTTCAATTGGCGATCCCCCAACATTAGTTATTGCCTATTTAACTGGTCCACATTTTACATCAGGACAAACAATAACAACTCTTGGACCCTCAAATTTATTTGCAACTATTCAAACCACAACCGCAACATCAATTGCTGTAGGTAACTCTTCTACTGCATCTATTTCTAATGGTATTTTTTATATCGTCAATGGTTATTCACAAGCCGCAGATGGTACCAATTACTCTATTGGTAATTTTGTAAATGTTTCTCCCCAAACCATTATCTTGGATAAGTATGATAGTGCGCCATCTTACCGTGTCGGTCTTCAAATTACTGAACAAATTATAGATTATATTGATGATCCTGCATTACTAGACCCTGCGGTCGGAGCCTCAAATTATCAAGCACCGGGTGCAGATAGATATCAAATCACATTGACACTTACTGCTATTCAACTTGGTATCGGTAATGACGATCAGTTTATTGAGTTAATGAGAATTGAGAACGGCAATATTATAAAGCAAACCGATTCGACTGTATATTCTGCTATTGATGATTACTTTGCAAAACGTGACTATGAAACAAATGGTGATTACATTGTAGAAGATTTTAAATTAACTCCTGTAGCCAATACAATCAATACTTCTCAATATGATATGGGCATCAGCAAAGGTATTGCGTATGTTAAAGGTTATCGTGTAGAGAATCAATCTCAGTTGACACTTACAAGTGATAGAGCATTAACAACATCAACCATTACAAATAGCGAAACATTTGTTGATTACGGCAATTATTTAAATGTTTCTGGTCTTAGTGGTGATTTTAATGTAACGACATTACCAATAATCAATTTACATTGTGTTAATACTAATAACGTTGCACAAGGACAAGGGTCGAGTCAGTATACATCAACGTTAGTTGGTACTGCTTTCCTGAGAAATTTACAATTTCAACAAAGTACGAGTAGTTCAAATCTAGCCTCTTATGTTTTCAATGCTTGCATATCAGACATTCAAACAAATACATTAAGCGCTTTTGCAAATGTTCAATTGAGCACTGCCAATACAATCGGTTGTTTAGATTCTTCCGGTGAATTTTCTACAGTTGCTAACGCATATTATGGTATTACTTTGACAATTACCAATGGTACAAGTGCTGGTGATGTGCGAACGGTTACCAGTTATACAACGAGCGGTGTTAATAAATTATTTACCGTTAATCAACCGTTTACACTAACACCAGATTATACTTCAAAATTTACTTTGAATTTTAAAATTGGTGATTGTGATGCCATCACTATTGCAAATAGTAGTTACTATTTTACAGCAAGTGCTAATGTTGATGTGGTTACAGGTAAAACAAATGGTGTTTGGACTGGAGAGGCAATACTTCAAAATCCTGGCTCTACAGAACTCATTATTCCTGTTGGGGCTCCATGGGTTCAAAACGTACATAACACATCATATACAACAACAAAAAATTTCAGAGGAGGAGTTCTTTCTGGTAGTTCCGGTGTTCTACAATTAAATCTTTCCGGTTCTCCTTACAGTTTTGTTCAAGGCTCTGGTTCAAATTACGTTGAAAGTATATACACGGTTATTAATTCCGGGACAGGTAAAATATTAGATTTCACCTCATCAGGAAATACAATTTCAATCGGTGGTAGCGGAACAACAGCAACATTAACTTCATCGTTTTATGCAGGAAATACAGTTGATGTAATTGCCACCGTTAATGTTTATAACGCTGATAGCACATCAATAGCAAAAATTAAAACAACAGTACAAGGTAATAATCAATCAACAAATTACTCTACTGGTGGTGTATATGGTTCTCAAATAGGTTCATACACTTATCAAGATTTGACAAACGGTCAAGTTTTTGTGCTTAATGCTGGTGTTTCACAATCAACTTCTTTGTATGTTTCGGATGTTAGAAATATTGTTGCAATTTACGACACAAAAAATAAAAATTTAATTAGTCCTTCCGAAATTAATATTGCCAATATAATTGGTAATCCGTTATTTGATGTTACTAATTATTTTACCCTAGATAATGGCCAACGAGATACTTACTATGATTTTGCTAATGTGAATGTAATACCCGGTGCACCAGCAATTATTGGTAACTTAATTGTGGTGTTTGATTATTATTCTCATAGCGGTGGTGATGGCTACTTTACAAGTTCATCTTACCCATCAGAAGACTATACAATTATACCATCATATACTGCAAAATCTAGTGGTATTACATATCAACTAAGAGATTGTATTGATTTTAGGCCCACAAGATTAAATGGACAAACTTCATTCATATGGAACTATACATCATCACCATCACAGAGTCAGAGTTCTGCTGGTATAGCAATACCTAGAAATGGTACATTTTTCAACAGTTCATATGATTTCTATCTTGGACGAAAAGACTTATTAGTTCTCACAAAAGATAATAGTTTTAAAATTATTGAAGGAGTTCCTTCATTAAGTCCGAGATTGCCGACTGAACCTAATGGATCTCTTGTGGTTGCAAACTTAACCCTTGATCCATATACTGCGGTTGTTGGTGCGGAAACTAATAATGGTCAATCAAATTTATCTGTTCAGAAAATCATTCATAAACGTTGGGCTAAAAGCGATATAACTGATTTGGAGACTCGTGTAAATAATATTGAGTACTACACATCATTAAGTCTATTAGAGGCTTCTGCATCATCTACGCAAATTCAAGACAATAATGGATTAACAAGACCAAACTATGGTATTCTTGTTGATGCATTTAATTCCTATTCTACTGCTGACACATACAATCCAGATTTCAACGCAAATATCAACATTCGAACAAATAGATTGATGCCGGCGCAACTGGTTGAAAACTTTCAGTTACAAAATCCAGTAATAATGGCATCAGTTGGTACACTAGCGAATACAAATGAATTTGCAGTTTCGAGCATAAGTGGTATTGGTACTAATTTGTTTACTTTACCATATACAACGGCAAATATAGTTGTTCAAGCACTTGCAAGTTCTGCGGTATCTGCAAATCCGTTTAACGTTGTTGTTGAAAAGGGTGTTGCATCATTAACTCCTCCTATGGATAATTGGATTGATAATCAACAAGTTGTCCCAGTGCTAACACAAACTCCAACAACACAGATCCATCAAAGAACATTTGGTATCAATTTATCAAATGCTGGTGATTATTCATCTATTCCAGGAACTTCAACGACTACAATCACAACAGTTTCTGGTTCTGGTAATACATATGCGAGTCAATTGGCAACAACACAAGTACAGACAAGTACAACATCATCACTGTCTTCAATCAATGGATACTTGACAAATGATACAATTCAACCATATATCAGACCACAACAAGTTATTGTTGAAGCAAAAGGTTTATTAGCAAATCAAAATGTAAATTGTTGGTTTGATGGCGTTAATGTAAATCAATATATGATGACACCAAACACGATTGAATTACAAAATGTGACAGGTAAAGGATTCCAGACCGGTGATATTATTGGTTATTTTGTTGTCAGTTCACAAACATTTTATCCAATTGGGCGTGTAATGAATGTGTACAATTATCCAGGAACAACAAATTCGAGACTTTATATTTCTGACTTCTTACATGTTGCGGGTAATTTAGCTCAATCAACTATTGTAAACGGTTCATTTAATGCTAATGGTGATTATATTTCGGGTAGCGGAACTGCATCAGGAATACCAGTTAATTCAAGTGTAATATCATTTCAAACAAGCGGAACAATTTCCGGTGTTGGTGGACAATACACACCTTCTGTTTCTGGCACTTCAGTTGGCAATCTTTATCATATGAATTACAATGCGACAAACTTCTCACCATTCTTAAATACGTATGGTGTTTGGGATCCATCAACATCTAATACATCGTATAGCGCATCATTCCCTGTTTTGTTTAATTATACGGGACAGTATACCATGTCCGCACAATGTGATGGAACTGCAACAATTAAAATAAATGGGAACACGATTATTTCATTGAGTTCCAACAATTATGGGCCATCACAGCAAACTACATCAACATTTACCGCAACAGGTAATTCAATTGGTAATGTTAGCTGGACTGCAACAAATTCAGATAATTTCCCATCAATTGCAGTCGTAATTACAGATAATTCAAATAATATGATTTTCAGCACAACAAATCCTATTGCAGTAACTTATAATTATGGTGGTTCTGAAACAGTAATGCCATGGGGTGGTTCATATTTTACCGGTGCAACTCAAGTTAAACTTGATCCAGGAACACCGAATAATTTAGACTATACCGGTTCAACAATAAATTTCGCATCGAAATATGTTAGCCAGACAACCACATTAGCAACATATACACCGCCAGCACCAACAGTATCGGGGGGTGCTGGTGCGGGAACAACATCAATAACTGCAGGATCTGCTCCAGGACCTGGTGGACCTGGCAGTGTATTGATTCAACTTGCATCGAATCCTGGTGTGCCGGGTGTTGTAACGACTTTGGTAACGGCTGCGACTCATATTGGAACTGCCGCAGTAAATGCAGTAGTAAATGCAGTAAGTGCAGTAACGTCACCAGTTACAAATTTTATAAATTCAATTCATTTTTAATATGCAAACGATTAAAGATTATAAAAAAATAACCGTATAACTTGGAAGAATAAATGGGAACACAAACAAACGCAACAACAATACCAGTACAATCGTCTGTTATTACTGCATATGATAAAACAACTAAAATTGCAACATTAGCAGAGCCTGTTAATTTATCTTTAGGTTATAATGGTGTTGTTGGAGATGTTACTTCGACATATAATATTATTGGTACAGACTATAATATGTCTCAATCAGTTGCAAAAGGCACATCTATACCAAATTTATCTACGGATGAACAAGGTAATTTTTCTGCTATTTTTAATTTACCAGGAAGCCAATTCCAAACAGGTTCAAGAATCTTTAGAATTGATAATAGAGTAGTCTCATCAGACCCAACAACTGCAACTACATATGCAGAAGCAACATTTACCGCATCAGGTTTGCAAGTAAATGCATCCGGAGCAGATTTTGGTCCTTCAGTTGACTCAAGTGCATCATCATTTACTGCGACTACAACAATTAGTAATCAATCTATTACTACAAATTCAACCGCAAAATACACACCATTTGATCCTATTGCACAAACTTTTATCATTTCAAAAGATCAATATCCTAATGGAGCGTTTTTAAATTCAATTAAATTGTTTTTTGCTTCAAAACCTGGATCAACAGTACCGATCACAATATCACTTGTTAACACGTTGAATGGTGTGCCAAATGGTTCTACACTGGATTATTCTACAGTTACATTATATCCAAACCAAGTTAATGTAAGCGCAAATCCTCAATTTTTGGATACAACAGCATCAACAAACTTTGAATTCAATGCTCCAGTTTATGTTCAAGCTGGCGTTTTATATGCCATATTAATTAATACAAAATCGGCAGATTATACTCTATGGTATGCACAACAAAATTCTACGGCGATACAATCAACCGCAAAAGCAAATCCAACAGATGTAAATCCTGCAAATCCCACAAAAATTGGTCAAGCCCCATATGTTGGTGGTTTATTTGAATCTCAGAACTCTATTACGTGGTCTGTAGATCAAACTAAAGATTTAATGTTTGTTATTGATCAGTGTGTATTCAACACGAATGTTCAAGCAATTATACCTTTTGTCGTGCCTCTTGGTGCACCATTCAGAAAACTTGGAACAAATGATATCAAACATAAACTTATACCTTATGCAGTGTCACAAATTGTTGGTAACTATTCAACCCCCTCTGAAATTGATGCCTTTAATGTGACCGCTACTCAATTTGTACCAACAGACACATCTGCAACATATCAATATCAAGCTACGGTTCTTAATGGATTATCTACAACTACAGCACAAAATATTATTCCTGGTCATTATGGAACTCCAACATACAACGATGTTAAATTAAATGATGGTCAAGGACCGAGAGTTATTAATCCTAGTTCTAATAGTTCATTTGTCTTAACAACTACCTTAGCATCAAATGATAAGAATGTAAGTCCAGTTATTTCTGATGATGGTATGTCTTTGTATACAATACAATATGCAATAAATAATATGGGGCTTACAAATACTGCAATTCAGCTTATAAGTTCGGGAAACAATTATTCGACAAGTACTTATGCGAATGTTTCTGCTCCAACACTATCAGGTGGGGTACAATGCGCTGTGGGTCTTAATCTAGATGCAAATGGAAATATTATTTCCGTTTATACTCAGACTACTGGCAGTGGCTATATTACAACACCAACTATAACTATTACAGATCCAAATCCAACACGTACTTCAAGTAATGCAAACGCATCAGTAATAATTTCTGGAGAAACATCTGCAACCGGTGGAAATGCATCTTCTAAGTATTTTACTAAACCGGTTGTTTTACAGCCAGGAAATGATTCTGGTGATTTAAGAGTTTACTATACGGCATATCAACCAGTTGGAACTGCCGTGTATGTTTACTATAAGATTTTAAGTTCACAAGACAGTTCAACATTCACATCTCAGAACTGGCAATTAATGACACCCACAACGAATGTGAACACATATTCACAAAGACCCGATCAATTAATTGAGTATGAGTGTGCTCCAGGTATTTGGGGTTCCGGACAAGCGAATAATAGAATTTCTTATTTAAGTTCAAATGGTACTTTGTACAATAATTTTATTCAATTTGCAATTAAGGTTGTAATGGCAACAAACGACAACACAAATGTACCGTATTTAACTGATATTCGTGCTATTGCGTTACCATCTGGAACGGGAATTTAATATGTTGGTCAAAGTTGAGGGAACTACTTTTGTTAGAGATACAGATAGTATGGCTCTAATAAACACGAATTCCGCAGAAAAAAATGAATATAAAACTAAAGTAAGAATGATAAACACTCAAAGAGATGAAATAAATAATGTCAAGAAAGAAATTGATTCGATCAAGGATGACATGAAGGTGATTAAAGAATTACTTTTTGCGATGAATAATAACAAATAAAGGTTCAGATGTCAACGATTTATACCGCACCACTTGTACCAGTAATGACGTATGCTAATACGTTTGTGGACTGGTTTACGACAACAAACACAATGGTTGTCGATTTCAACAACTTTACCGCAAACGCATATGCAAAAAATACTGGTACATTATACCTCAATGAACCTTCAACTGCTTTAGTTGTCGGTAATGGTGTTGCACAATTTGGCGCTCAACTACAATCTTCAGGTCCAGGTTCTTATGTTACAGTTGATAATGATTTGACAATTAATTATGGTCAATTATTAATTTCAAATGCTAATATCATATCAGTTATTGTCAATGGTGCCTCTCAGTGGGGTAACACAATTTATGCCAATGGTTCTGGTGAAGGCCTTTATGTTGCAAACTCTGCGCGGATTATAGGAACTGCTAATATTATAGGTAACACATATTTTGCATCTTCAATTTTTGTAACTGGCCCTGTTACACTAAATGTATTGACCGTTCTAGGTAATACCGCAATCGATAATACTGTATTCATCACCGGCACGACAAATGTATATAACACAATTAATTCTACAGCTAACGTTAATGCGATATGGGTAAATGCGCTTGACGGTTTCACTGGAACACTATCAACAATTAGTGGTTATGCAAACGCAGGACGTATCTCTGTTACAAATGACGGTCAAATTGGTACTCAATTAATAGTCGGCGATTCTATTTTTACTGCAAACGGTAATTATGCAAATACCTTGCAAGCAAACAATGTATTATTTGCAAATGTGAGTTATGCAAATACATTACAAGCAAACGTAAGTACTAATACTGCTACCGCAAATGCGATTGTTGGTAATATTGTGACCGTCAATTCTTCGGTCACTCTTGCAAATTCAATTTATGCAAATAACATCACATCTAATACAAATATAAAAGCTAATATTATTACTGCCAATTCAACAAATTCCGCAGTAATCAATGTTAATTCTATATCATCTAATTTACAATTCGGAAATACATCAATTATTTCTATTGCTAATGTAACAAACACCTTAAATGTTAACACCGGTATTGCTTATATCAATACTGCTTTTGCAAATACTATCACTAGTGGTAATGTTATAGCCACGACAGCTAATATTGCAACCGCCAATATCTCTAATGCAATTATTAATAACTCTACAGTTAATACTGAAAGTGTAAATATTGCAACAATAACTTTAGCTAATGTAACAAACACCTTAAATGTTAACACCGGTATTGCTTATATCAATACTGAGTATGTAAATTCATCTACAATTTTAACGAATCTTAATGCGAATAATGAGTGGGCTAATGTTATTACTGCGAATAATTCAATTGTAACTCCGCTTTTAAATGTTACTCAATATTTAATTGCAAACGTCGCCAATTCATATCTTGGTAATGTATATGCTGGAAATTTAACTGTTTCTGGTAATTTATTTCTACAATTACCGACAGTTTATACTTCAAACAATTTTATATTATATCAATTAGAACCAGGACCACCACAATTTGCAGATTTCTCTATTAATCGTGGTACTAGTGCAACACCTGCACAGCTACAATGGTATGAAATTAATAAGCAATGGCAAATTAATAATGTTACAACGAATTATTTTTGGCCTATTTTAACTGGTGAAGTTTTAAATGACAGCATCACGAATCATAGTTCAGGAAACGTTGCAACATCAACGGCGGTATATAGTGCAAATTTATATACGCAATCAGCCTATAATTTTGCCAACAGCGTAAATACTTATGCATATGCCGCCTATGCTTCCCAAAACATTACCGCATCATTTGCTAATAGTGCATTTACATTCGCAAATAACGTAAACACTTATGCGTATGCCGCTTATGCTTCCCAAAACATTACCGCATCATTTGCAAACTCGGCATATGCTCAATCAAATTCAGCGGTAGCCAATACAATTCAAACTCAAATATTTGCCAACAGCGTAAATACTTATGCATATGCCGCATATGGTTTTGCAAACACTGTTAGCGTATATTCTTCTGCCTCATACGCATCGCAAAATATAACCGCTTCTTTTGCTAATTCAGCATATACCGCACAAAATACAACTGCTTCCTTTGCTAATGGTGCATTTAGTAGGGCAAACAATTCTGTAAATTCATTTACAGGTACAACTGGATCAATAACACCTACTTCGGGTGCTGTGACTTTTTCTAGTGCAAATGGTGTGACAATCACGGGTTCTGGAAGTACGTTCACGTTTTCAACACCGCAGGATATAAGAACAACTGCATCACCCACATTTAGTGCATTAACACTTTCAAACGCATTGTCAATTACTAATGGGGGTACAGGCAGTACAAGTGCGGCGACTGCATTACAAAATTTAACAAATCCAACATCACAACAAATAGGATACATTTTCTATACAAGTGGGCCAGGTGGTTTTGGATGGATGGCAAACAATGCGGCCAACGTCGGTGTAACGACTTTAACTGGAGCTACATCGAGTATAGTTAATGCTCAATTGGCATTACAAGATTTGTATACTATAAAAGCTACTCTTGCATCTCCAGCATTTACAGGTAATCCGACTGCAACAACACAAGCAACTACTGATACCTCAACCAAATTAGCGACAACGGCGTTTGTAACCGCATTTGCAAATGCTGGATATATATTGACACATAGTATCACAGGGAAATCTGGCTCTGCAACAAATCTTGCGGGTGGTACAACACCAGGACAAATACCATATCAAACTGCCGCAGGTGCAACTTCATTTACTGCCGCAGGTACAAATTCTCAAGTGTTGATTGGTGGCTCTGCACCATCATGGGCGAGTACTGGAGTAGGAATTAGTATTACGGGTTCTTCGGGGTCTGCGGGTTACTTGACTGGTGGTTCAAGTGGAAGTATACCCTATCAACAATCAACAGGTCAATCTGGATGGTTAGGTATAGGAACTCAAAATCAAATATTGTCGGTCAGTGGTTCTGGATTACCGGCATGGATTAACCCAAGTTCAATTTCTGGTGTTAGTAGTGCAACAAATCTTGCGGGTGGCTCAACATCAGTAATACCATATCAAACTGCCGCAGGTGCAACTTCATTTATTGGAGCCCCCTCTACTGCATCAACATACTTGCAATGGAATGGTACCGGTTTTACTTGGGCCGCTATTAGTGGTACAGCATCTCAGGCAACAAATATAGCTAATGGTGGAGTGGGGCAAATACCATATCAAACCGGCGCCGGTTCAACTTCATTTATATCACAAGGCGCCTCAAATCAAGTACTGATTGGTAACGGTGCTTCTGCTCCATCATGGACAAGTACCCCAACTTTCACTGGGCTAACTGTGAGTGGTGCATTAAGTGGTATGACATCATTAGCTATGACTGGTGGTGGTGGTAGTATAACTAATGTGACATCATTAAGCATGAATGGTACATTAAGTGGTGCTTCATCAATTTCATCAACCGGTAATATTACTGCATATTCTGGTTCAGACAAAAAATGGAAAGAAAATATTAGAGATATTGTTGGTGCTCTAGATATTGTTGATACTGTTGGTGGTAAACTATTCGATTGGACTGATGAATATATTCAACAAAATGGCGGTGCAGATAACTACCTAATGCAAAAATCTGATTTTGGTGTTATCGCTCAAGATTTATTGACAATATTTCCAGTTGCGACACGAACTAGATTTGATGGTTCTCTTGCAGTTGACTACCAAAAATTAGTTGCAGTCGCATTTGCCGCTATTAATGAATTACGTGCAGAAGTTAAAGAATTAAAGAAATCCAAGTAATCCTCTCTTACTAAATATAGTAAGACTACACATAATAAGAAAAAATGGCCGCAGGATATCAAGACTTATATATTGAACAAGGTTCGACCTTTACGTTTACAATCACACTGGATGATGTTTATGGTGATGTATATGCATTATCTGGTGCGAATGTTTATAGTAGCATGAAATACTCTTACTATACATCCAATGTAGCCGCTTCATTTTCAACTCAAGTTTCCGCTAATACAGGTGAAGTAACCTTTACATTAGATTCCGCCAATACGGCAAATATTTCTCCAGGACGATATGTTTATGATGCTGTTCTTTCATATTATGTAGGTGCTGGACAAGCAAATACAGTTATCAGAATTCTTGAAGGAATTGCTCAAGTTGTTCCTGGCGTAACACCGGGGTAACAAATGGCAACAAATCCACCATCAACAGTCAAAGTAACTATAGGGCAAAATACACCAAAAGTATCTGCTTTATCTTATGGCGGTCTTCGCACTCTTGCAGGCTCAACAGACTTGAATCTTTCGGGTGCTCAAGACGGTGATGTCGTTGTTTATTCACTGACGAATAAACTTTTTTATGTTCAAAATTTTCAAAATGCCATCACAACTATAGATAACGGATACTTTTAATGGCAAATATAGCTAATGTACAGATACTAAGATCGTATGGAACTTCTCAACCATCACATTTACTTGATGGACAATTAGCATATTCTTTTGTATCAAACACACTTTTTATTGGAACAAATAGTAATAATATTGTTCCTATTGGTGGAGTTACCCCATTAAGTGTTATTGGTGTGGCTTTTAATCAAGCCAATTCTTCTTTTTCACAAGCAAATTCCGCATTTAATCAAGCAAACGTTGCGTATGCTACTGCGGTTGCCGCTGGTTCATCTACAACTGTCAATGCGGCTTTCTTAACAGCGAATTCAGCATATAGTCAAGCTAATCAAGCCTTTGCGGCAGCCAATGCCGCTGGTTCATCTGCTACGGTCAACTCAGCATTTTCAACTGCTAATGCGGTATATGCGGCACAAAATACAACAGCATCATTCGCTAATAGTGCTTTTGCCAATGCAAATTCTGCTTTTATTCAAGCAAGCAATGCATATAATCAAGCAAATGCCGCATATAATTCTGCCAATAATGTAGCGCCTCAAATACAACCGGCTTTTAATCAGGCCAACACTGCGTTTAATCAAGCAAATTCAGCCTTTGCGGCAGCCAATGCCGCTGGTACAAGTGCCTATGCTAATGCCGCATTTGCAACGGCAAATTCCGCTGGTGTGTTTGCGAATGGTGCTTTTGTAGTTGCTAATTCTGCCGGTTCTTTTGCAAATAGTTCTTTCACAGTCGCAAATTCCGCAAGTTCAAATACGATAACACTACAAGGTATTGATAACGCACAGAATAGTAATATTACTTCTGCATTTGCTACGGCTAACGTAGGTAATACATTTGTAAGAACTGGTGGTACCATTTCAGGACCAGTAACAATAGCGGCCAACTTAACTATATCTGGTAACTTATACGTACTTGGTAACTTGACTGCTATCAATACAACACAAGATGAAACCAATGCACCTTTATTATTTTTAGCAAATAATAATATTGTTTCTGATATTGTAGATATTGGTTTTGTTGGTAATTATAATTCCACTGGTAATGCGTTCACTGGATTGTTTAGAAACCCAACTCTTAAAGAGTTTATATTCTTTCAGAATTATCAATCACCAATTGGCTCAAACAATTTAATTAATATTAGTGATCCAAGTTTTGCTTACGCTAACGTGTATGCAAATACATTTAAAGGTAATGTACTTAGTCATGGTGTTGATTTATTTACTTACTCAAATTCTGCGTTTGGTAATGCAAATTCTGCAGGTATATTTGCTAATGGTGCGTTTACATTTGCAAATAGCGTAAACACATTTAGTTATGCTTCTTATGCATCACAAAACATTACTGCATCATTCGCTAATTCTGCATATACATTTGCAAATAGTATCAACACTTATGCGTATGCATCATATACGGCACAAAATATAACAGCATCATTGGCGAATAGTGCTTTTGCCAATGCAAATTCTGCTGGTATATTTGCTAATGGTGCGTTTACATTTGCCAATAGTATCAATACTTATGCATATGCGGCTTATGCTCAATCAAATACAAATACACTCAATATTACCGCACTACAAGGTATTGAAACTGCACAAAATACAAACATTGCGTCCTCATTTGCACAAGCAAATATATCCTACAATCAAGCAAACACTGCATACAATCAAGCAAATGCCGCATTTGCCGCCGCTAACGCCGCAGGAACATCATCGACGGTCAATATTGCTTGGTCAACCGCTAACACTGCATATAATGTTGCCAATTACGCATCATCAACAGTAAATTCTGCGTATAATTTTGCAAACACGATTAATGTGTATGCATATTCTAGTTATTCCCAAGCCAATTTAGCTTGGGATTATGCAAATTCTGCTTATGCTCAAGCAAATATTGCGTATTTGGGAGACACCGCCGCTTTTGCTCAAGCAAATGCTTCTTATGTTCAAGCGAATTCCTCTTATGCACAAGGTAATGTAATATTTACCTATGCGAATTCTGCGTATGCGTATTCAAATGCGGCTTTTTCTCAAGCAAATGCATCTTATAGTAACTCAAATACTTTTATTAGTTATCAAACTGGTGTAAGTTTATCTCAAAATTCAAGTATTTCTTCTGCGTTTGCTCAAGCAAATGCTTCATATACATCAGAAAACATTACTGCATCATTTGCCAATTCAGCTTTCACCAAAGCAAATTTAGCATTGCCGTTAGCTGGCGGTACAATGACAGGCAATTTAGTTATTGCCGGTGCAAATTTAATTGTAGGAACGGCACTATCTGCGTTTTCAAATGGTAATGTCACTCTTTCATACCCAAATGGTCAAGTTTTAATTTCAGGTAATACATATGCTGGAAATATACTTCCAGCGGCTAATCTTGTTTATAGTTTAGGTTCACCAACAAGACGTTGGAAAGATATTTTTGTTTCAGGAACAACAATTGATATTAATGGTGCTGTAATTCAATCCGTTGCGGGTTCGGTTTCAATTTCAAGTGATCAGGGAGCAACATTTTCGGTATCAGGAAATCCAACAAGTTCAGTTGGAACGTTTCAAAATTTAAGTGTTAATGCGGACGCATTTGTAACAGGAAACTTAATTGTATCTCAAAATACTTCTGTCAATACACTAACTTTTAATGATGGTTCGCAACAATTTGTATCTGCCGCACCTTATGTATATTCAAACTCTAGTTATCAAAAAGCAAATTTAGCAAATATACTAGCACAATCTGCATATACTCAAGCAAATGCTTCTTATTCTCAAGGTAATGTAATATTCATCTATGCAAATTCTGCATATGCTTATTCAAATGCTTCCTATGCATCCCAAAACATTACCGCATCATTTACTAATAGTGTATACACATTTGCTAATAGTATTAATGCATATGCATATTCAACTTATGCATCTCAAAATATAACTGCTGGATTTACCAATAGTGCATATACATTAGCCAATACTGTTAACACATATTCTTATGCCTCTTATGCGGCACAAAATATAACTGCCGGATTTGCCAATAGTGCTTTCACAACTGCTAATGCCTCGTATAACTCACAAAATATAACCGCTTCTTTTGCGAATTCTGCATATACTCAAGCAAACTCTGCATATTCCGCCCAAAATATAACCGCATCGTTTGCGAATTCGGCATTCGCAATTGCAAATTCCGGGCAAAGTATATACGCAATAGCGGCATATGCCGCACAAAACATTACAGCAGGTTTTGCTAATGCGGCTTATACGCAAGCAAATTCCGCTTATGCTCAAGGTAATGTAATATTCATCTATGCAAATTCTGCATATGCGTATTCAAATGCCGCATATGCCGCACAGAATATTACTGCAAGTTTTGCGAACTCGGCTTTTGCTAATGCAAATGCTACCGGTATTTTTGCTAATACTGTAAACACTTATGCATATGCCGCTTATGCCTCTCAAAACATAACAGCAACATTCGCTAATACTGTCAACACATATTCTTATGCCGCATATGCCGCACAGAATATTACTGCAAGTTTTGCTAATGCATCATATACGGCACAAAATACAACTGCTTCTTTTGCAAATAGTGCATACATATTTGCTAATAGTGTTAATACTTATGCTTATGCCGCATTTGCTTATGCTAACACATTAAACTCAATTAATGTTGCTCAAGCATGGAATACATCAAATTATGCGGCTCTACAAGCAAATTCTGCTTATGCATCTCAGAACATTACAGCAGGTTTTGCCAATGGTGCCTATGCTAATGCTAATGCCGCTTACTCATCTCAAAATATAACTGCCGGATTTGCTAATTCCGTTTACACTTTTGCAAACTCGATTAATACTTATGCATATTCTGCATATGCGGCCGCTAATGTCGGAAATACATTTGTTTCTTCTGGTGGTACAGTTGCAGGTTCTGTTGTTATTAGTACTGACTTACATATTACTGGTAATTTATATATTGCCGGTAATTCAACTTTCGTTAATGCAAACAACATATCGACGAATGATTCAATTATTTTAATTGGCACCAACAATACATCTAATGCTATTGATTTAGGTATTGTTGGACACTTCACTAACAACGGTTATCAAAGAACTGGTTTTGTTCGTAATCATAATACTGGCATTTGGGGATTATTCAGTAATCTTACATCTGAACCATCAACAACAATTAACTGGTCTGATGCTAACTTAATTTACGATAAAATTCAAACTGGTAATATTACAACTCCTGCGATATATGTTTCTGGTGTTGAACTTGGTATTTTTGCTAATACTATTAATACGTATTCCTATGCATCATATGCGGCACAAAATATAACTGCCGGATTTGCCAATGGTGCCTATGCCAATGCTAATGCTACCGGTATTTTTGCTAATACTGTAAACACTTATGCATATGCCGCTTATGCATTTGCGAATAGCATCAACACATACGCCTATGCCGCTTATGCTCAAGCAAATATTGGTGGCTCTGGTGCTACAACCGCAAATGCCGCTTATGCTTCCCAAAACATTACCGCAAGTTTTGCCAATAGTGCTTTCGCTAACGCAAATGCCGCTTATGCCCAATCTAATGCAGTTTTTGTGACCGCTAATGCCTCATATGCGGCACAAAATATAACTGCCGGATTTGCCAATGGTGCCTATGCTCAATCCAATTCCGCAGTAGCTAATACAATCACACTACAAGGTATTGATAACGCACAGAATAGTAATATAGCATTAATTTGGTTAGAAGCAAATGCGGCCTACGCACAAGCTAATTCGGCCTTTGCTTCATCAGCCGGTATCGGTACATCTACAATTACAAGCGTGACTTTTACTGGTGATGGCACAGCAACCACATTCGCATTGGGTATAACTCCAACAAGCATAAACGCAACATCAGTTAACTATAATGGTATAACATTGTTGAGAAGTAGTTATAGTATTAGTGGTTCTAATATTGTATTTTCTTCACCTCCGTCCAGTGGAGCCTTACTTGAAGTTACAATTTCATATGCCGCAACAAGTAATACGTATTTTGCAAAAGCAAATTCCGGTAATGTGATGTTTGCAAATTCAACTGGCTTGATGACAAATGATGGATATTTTTTATATAATAATGCGAATACAACACTCTATGTTCCTAACATTACAACAACTGGAAATTTAAATGTTCAGGGTAATCTATTTGTTAATGGCTCAGTAACAACATTTAATAATGTAACGGTTAATAGTGTCGAAACAATTACGACAACATTAACTTTAAGTGGTATAAATGTATACCCATATATTACTTCAAGTTATGGATTCGCAAATACTGTCAATACGTATTCCTATGCATCTTATGCGGCACAAAATATAACTGCTGGATTTGCTAATGCCGCCTATACATCTCAAAACATTACAGCAGGTTTTGCCAATGGTGCTTATACGTTCGCCAATACTATTAATACGTATTCTTATGCATCTTATGCGGCACAAAATATAACTGC